GACTTCGAAAATTTATTTCAATTTTATAGCATCGGCAAACGCAACATGTAAATATCAGTTTGCAAACGCAGCAGCAGGAGCAGGGAGAATATCACGCACTTGGAAAGGTTCAATACTTCAATATAAAAGAATAGATTAATCAACTTTTTTTTGTATATTAAGTATATATACGTATTTTTTATAATTAATCTACAATGAAAGCAACTCTTATTAAAGTCTATAGTTCCTTACTACTACCAGTAATTGTATTCTTTGCACCAATATATGTAATGGTGTTCTTGGTAGGATTATCAACTATAGTTGACACTTGTTTTGGTATTTGGAAAGCAAAGTCATTAGGTGAAGTTTGTGATTCTAAAAAGTGCCGTCAGGGGTTGATACCAAAAGTAAGATCATATGTTGGAATAGTACTACTTCTATTTGTTGCTGACTTCTATATAGTAAATGAACTTACTAAGCTTTTTATTGATATTGATTTTGTATCCACAAAACTTGTATCTTTAGGGTTGATAGTTATTGAAGTTAAGTCAATGGATGAGTCATTTGAGAAAGTAAGAGGGTATTCATTCATAGGTAAGCTTTACGATAACTTGAGAAATATCAAGAAAGTAAAAGATGACATGCAACCATGAAGCTTAATTGGGAAAAGGTAATAATAGCAATAATCTCCTGGGCAATAGGTTTAGCAATCTTAATTGTATTGCTCAACTCTTGTTCTATTGAGCACCATCTTGCTAAGGGTCAGAAACATATTGACATAGCTAAAAGAAAAGGTGCCGTAATTACTCCAGATACAGTCTGGCAGTATAGTTACACTAAAGAAACAGTGTACGATACTGTAACTAACACATATAGAGAGATACTAAAAAAGGACAGCTCATTCCAAACAATCAATAATACAATAGCTCCAGGTATGTCACGCCAGGAGAGAATAGCACTAGAATCATACTACAAGCATCTTGAGAAGATGATGAAGTTACAGAATGATTCTTTATCCAAAGAGCTAAAGGCCTTGATTAAGATCAATGGGCAAAATAAGAAAACAGAAAGATATGTGATAAAGCAAGAGAATAAACAGCCATGGGCTTGGGTTATTCTTGCTGCAGTAATCTTAGTTATTATATTAGTCGTTAAAAAGATATTCAGACTATGAGTTATGATTTTCTAAAATTAGAAAAAAGTCCCAAACTTCTTGTTGAGGCAGTAAAGATGATGGGCACAAAGGAAATTGTTGGTAAACAGCACAATCCTGAAATATTAAGATGGGCTCAAGTACTCGGTCTTCAAAAATTTTACAATGCAGATGAAATTCCATGGTGCGGTCTTGCAATGGCATATGCTGCTAAAATGGCGGGTCTTGAATATCCATCACAACCATTATGGGCACTAAACTGGGCAAATTTTGGTACACAAGTAACAGAACCTATGCTTGGTGATATCCTTACTTTTAAAAGAGATGGAGGTGGTCATGTTGGCATTTATGTAGGAGAAGATAATGAGTGTTATCATGTATTGGGAGGAAATCAGAGTAACGCAATGAATGTTACTCGCATAGCTAAATCAAGACTGCATAGAGCACGAAGAACAAAATGGAAAGTGGCTCAGCCTGCTAACGTAAGAAAAATACAACTTACAGCAAAAGGTAAAATAAGTACAAACGAAGCATAAGATTATGAAATTTAGAAATAACTGGACAGTACGTAATAAACAATGGGATAAGTTCGAATTACGTTTAAGATTAGGAAAGATAGATGTAATTGCTTTTGAAGTAGATATATCACGCGCATTCTACATGTTCACATTGTTAAACTTTAGCATTAAAAACAGATAAAAATGAAATCAACTAAGAAAACTATAACATCTACAGGTAACAAACGCCTATACCAAATGGGCCCTATTGATGCTACAAAGCTTATTGCTTATCCAACCTCTTCTATTTGCATGCTTGAGGGTAATGCATCCCTTATGAAAAAAACAGGCAAAAAAAAATAACATACGGCACATGTTACCACAAAGGCTCCTTATATAGGGGCCTTTTTTATTTAAACATATATTAGTTAACTATTTTTTATTATATTTGTATATACTAAATAATATATATTATGTCAGAAACAGAAAACCAACAAGAACTGACAGCAGAACAAATCGCTGAGTACAAAAAAACAACAATGACCTTTTATAAAGATCGTATAGCTTTTATGAAGGTTCAATTGGAGTACGAACGATTATCTGCTGACATTGATGAAGCAAAGTTAAGAGGATTAATGGCTAGACTTAAAATGGCTCATATTACTGCGCCACCACAAGAAGAATCTGAAGAGGAGTCTGAAAAATCTGAATAATCATGGCAAAAGCAAATTTGGTTCAAAAAAGAATCAGAATGAGTAAAAGAGATATTATTAAGTATCAGCTTATGTCTCATTCTTTTATTAACTCTATATCGTATAGCGATGCTGAATTAAATTGCTTGACTCTATTAGGTGTATGTGGAGAAACTGATCTTTCAGAATTCTGTAACTACACTGTAGATGAAAATATTTTTAAAGTATCTCAAACTGCACGTAACTTTCTTACAAAAGCAGAAAAAATGAATCTGATTGAAAAGAATGGTACTAGCAAAAAGAAGGTAAAGCTTAAAGATGATCTTCAGATACAAACATCAGGTAACATAGTGTTGGATTACAAAATTGTTTATCTTGATACCAAAGAGTCATAAGATCTTTATAGAACCTACAGCAGAAGAGACTGGTTTCAATAAGATTCTTGTAGCTGATGTTGTAGGTTTCTACTACAGCGAATTAAGACGATTGCTAAGCGAAATTGATTCTATATCTATTAAAATAGATAAATTAGGCACATTTAAAGTAAAACCTAAAGAGATACGACGTCTTCGCGCAAGACTGTCTACTCATTTAAATGCGCTTAAAGATCCTGAAACCTTTAATCAAATGCGTATTAAGAAAGATCTAGAAGATAGATTAAAGAACATTGAACGCATTAGTAAAATGATTAAAGAAGAGAGTGAACGTAAGAAACAAATAAAACAAAAACGTAATGAAGAGAATAAAGGAAATCTGGAAAAACAGGAAACTGATATTTGAAGGAGTCTGGAATACAATTTTTAGAAAGCGTTATGTCGAAAAGATAGCAAATGAAAGATTAGCTATCTGTTTTGATTGCGAAGGCTTAGATGAAAAGGGGTCAGATTGTGCAGTTCCTGGAACACAACCATGTTGTATAGCATGTGGTTGTTCGCTAGCGTATAAAACAAGATCATTATCTTCTTCATGCCCATATGGACATTGGGTAGCAGTTGAAGAGGATGATGAAGAATATGAAGATGAAGAATAAATTATGTGGGCAACTTACGAATATAACGAAGATAACGAGGATAATGCGTATCACATTGTTCCAATAGATGACGATCACATGCACGCATTAAGTAGAACGTGTGAGTGTAGACCTCAAGCCAGCGCAGTAGATGAAATCTCTACATTGATAATTCATAACTCCTTTGATGGTAGAGAAGCATATGAAGAAGCAATGGCTATTATTAACCCTCCAGAAGATTAACATATGGCAATTCAATTCACAGCATCAGATCACAAATACCAAAGCATAGACCAAAACGAAAACATAGAATGGATAAGTGTAACAAGCTTAATCAGTTTACTTAAGAAACCATTTGATAAAGAAGAAACAGCTCTTAAATCTTCTAAAAATAAAAGATCAAAATGGTATGGTCTAACGCCAGATGAGATAATAAAGATCTGGGATAAAAGTAATACAGTAGCTATTGATTTAGGTACTTGGTATCATAACCAAAGAGAAGAAGATATAGTATCATGTGATACTATCGGCAGAGCAGGAAAGGATATAATTATTATCAGACCTATTGAACAAGATGGAGTAAAGCTTGCTCCAGATCAAAACCTTACAGAAGGTATATATCCTGAACACATGGTTTATCTTAAATCTGCAGGTATTTGTGGTCAAGCAGATAGAGTAGAGGTAATTGGTGATACTATTGATCTCTATGACTACAAAACTAACAAAGAGATAAAGCTTACTGCATATACTAACTGGGAAGGCGTAACAGAAAAAATGCTAGTTCCAATTAACCATTTAGATGATTGCAACTATACTCATTACTCCTTACAGTTGTCTATTTACATGTATATCATGCTTAAGCACAATCCTAATCTAAAGCCAGGTAAGATTGTATTAGAGCATATCATTTTTAAAAAAGAAGGTGAGGATAAATATGGTAATCCTGTTTACGCAAAAGATCAAGATGGTAATTTTGTTGTGGATAAGATAGTCCCTTATAACTTACCTTATCTTAAAAAAGAAGTGATAAATATCATAAAGCATATGCAGAATAATCCAGATTTTAAAAATAAAAAGAAATGACAATAAAACTGTTTGATTTAGAAAATGGAGTTATCAAAGCAACAGAGCACTGTTATACCATAAACTGGCTCCATGATATAATGGTTAACTATCCTGACAATCATCTTAAGATATATGCTTATATCTTTTATATGACATGTCCTAACCCAGAGCTTAATCCATTCTTTAACATGCCTGAAGATGATAAAGAAGATTTAATCATACAATCAATTGGTCTAGATGTATCAACAGATGATCAATTAATTGTAAATGCTATTCAAAAATGTACTATATTGTATACAACACCTACATTACGCGCATATAATGGTATTGCAAAGATGTTGGATAACTTAAGTTACTATATGGAGACAGCAAATATTACAGCTGGTAGAGATGGAAATATCAACTCACTTATTGCTGCAGCTAAGAACTTTCAGGCCATCAGAGAATCTTTTAAAGGAGTACTTAAAGATTTAGAAGCAGAGCAAAGTAAAACATCAGTACGTGGTGGTCAAAATCTAGGATATGATCAGCTATAGTGATCCAGAATATGTAATTCCTACATGGAATAACGGTACATGGGAAACAACTTCTTTTGATACAAGAGAAGATTATATAAACTTTCTTACTTCATTATTTAAAGAACCTGGTTTATATGAATTTGACGAAACATCCTTTGTTTTTAATGAACAGGCACGCAAATTCAAAGAGCAGGGTGAAGTTTACTGTATGGCTCCTTATATGAGCAAAGACTTCATATCTTACTGGGATGATGAAAAAGAAAAATGTCGTAAAGGAGCAATATTTAAAAATGGAGACAAAACATGGTATCTACCACGTGACTACTACATGTGGCTTAACTTCCTTCCAATATACGATAAGGAAAAAAAGAACTTTGACTTCGCAGGTGTGCGTGATGCACAATATCACATGGCACTATACGAGTGTCTTGCAGAGTTAAACTACAAGCATTGCAGTATACTTAAAAAACGTCAGATAGCTTCCTCATATTACCATATGGGTAAGTTCATTAATCAGATATGGTTTGAACGAGGTGTTATACTTAAGTTAGGAGCATCTCTTAAAGATTATATTGGTCTTGAAGGATCCTGGAAGTTCTTAGATGAATATCGTGCATTCTTAAACTCTAAAACAGCATGGTATCGTCCTATGAATCCAGGTAAGGTACTTACATGGCAGCAAAAGATTGAGGTTACTGAAAATGGTCGTAAGCAAGAGAAAGGTCTTAAAGGAATGCTTCAGGGTATGTCATTTGAGCAATCAGATACAAAAGGTGTAGGGGGGCCATGTTCTTACTTCTTTTATGAAGAAGCAGGTATTGCTCCTACAATGAATAAAACCTTTGAATACTTACGTCCCGCAATGCAATCTGGAAGTATAACTACAGGTCTATTTATTGCGGCAGGATCTGTAGGTGATCTATCTCAATGTAAGCCCTTAGAAGAGTTTACAATGCATCCAGACGCTAATGGTATGTATGGGGTAGAAACTAACCTTATAGATGAAACAGGAGTTAGAGGTAGGACAGCGCTATTTATTCCTGAGCATTGGTCTATGCCACCGTATATTGATAAATACGGTAATTCACTTATACAAGAATCATTAGAAGCAATTGAGCTAATACGAGAAGAGTGGAAAAAAAATCTTTCACCTGAAATCTACAGACTACGTATATCTCAGCATCCTATCAATATAAAAGAAGCTTTTGCTTTTCGTGATGAATCAGTATTTCCACTTTTGCTTGTAGGAGCTCAGAAGAAACGTATTGAAGATAAAGAATACCCGTATGAGCATATTGAGCTAGAAAGAATGATGACTGGTGATATCAATGCTAAGCAATCTAGAAGGCTTCCCATCATGCAGTTTCCTGTAGATAAGAAACTTGAAGATAAGCGTGGAGTAATTATTGTATATGAAAGACCTATTCCTGATTCTAAATGGGGTACGTATTATGCATCTGTTGACCCCGTAGGTGAAGGTAAGACTACTACATCAGAATCATTATGTTCTATACATGTATACAAAAATCCTGTAGAGGTAACCAAAATTACTGATAAGGGTGTAGAAAATCTAGCAGAAGGAGATAAGATAGTTGCATCATGGTGTGGTAGATATGATGACCTTACTAAAACTCATGAGCAATTAGAACTTATCATCGAATGGTATAATGCATGGACTATAGTAGAAAATAACGTATCTCTCTTCATTCAATATATGATTGAACGAAGGAAGCAGAAGTATCTTGTGCCTAAAAATCAGATCGTATTCTTAAAAGACTTAGGTGCTAACAAAACTGTATATTCTGAATATGGCTGGAAAAACACAGGTACTATATTTAAAACACATCTCCTTAGTTACTTAATTGGTTGGCTTACAGAAGAAATCAATCAGGAGACTGATGAAGATGGAACTGTAATTTCTACTACTTATGGAATAGAAAGAATAACAGATTATATGGCTTTAGTAGAGATGGAGCAGTATAGACCAGGTACTAACGTCGATAGACTTGTTTCACTAGCTGCTCTTATTGCTTTTGCTAAAGTACAGCAGTCAAATAGAGGATATAGTAAAAGAGTTGACGATGTAAGGACCAAAAACTTGCAAATGTCAGATAATTTATATAAATTAAATAGTACCCCTTTTCGACATATGGGTAATCGAAAGGGAGGTTCAAATGGAAGTAGATTACCTAGATTACCATATAGAAAACTTAGATAATGGAAATTTTAAACGCGCTCCAACTCAAAAAAGGTAAAAGAGCTGAATATAACCGTTTAGGTAATATCACTCAGCCTCTTCAATTCTTACCTGTTAAGGATAAGGATGATGATTGGACAGCATGGAATATGGACTGGTTAGAATGGCAAGGTCTTAAACATATTCGTAGAAATGCTAGAAGGTTAATGAAGAATTATAAGTTGGCCAAAGGTATTATTGATAAGACTGATTATCTTATGGAAGAAGATAATGAGTATAGAGATATTGTAGATACCCTAGCAAGAGATTATCCTTCTGCATTAGAACTTAAATTCTATCCAATCATTCCTAATGTTATTAAGGTACTTACAGCAGAGTTTGCTAAAAGAAATACTCGTGTAAACTTTAGAGCTGTTGATGAGTATACTTACAATGAGATCATGGAAGCCAAAAGAGCTGATATTGAAGAAGCCTTGGTAAAAGAAGCAGAACAGAAATTAGCTGCTAAGTTTATTGAAATGGGTGCTGATCCTAATGATCCAGAGATTAAGAAGGCTATGTCACCTGAAGCTATTAAATCTCTTCCTGAAATTGAAAAGTTCTACGCTAAAGATTATATCAGTCTTTGTGAAGAATGGGCATCTAAACAGCATCTTATTGATGAAGAAAGATTTAAGCTTGATGAATTAGAAGAAAGAGCTTTTGAAGATGCTCTTATAACAGATAGAGAATTCTGGCATTTCCAAATGCTTGAGGATGATTATAATCTTGAGTTATGGAATCCTGTACTTACATTCTACCATAAATCTCCTGATGTACGTTATATATCTCAAGGTAACTGGGTAGGTAAAATAGAAATGCTTACTGCATCAGACATCATTGACAAGTATGGATGGATAATGTCTGAAGAGCAATTAGAATCTATTGAAGCCATTTATCCTGTAAGATCTGCTGGTTACCCTATCCAAGGATATCAGAATGATGGTACTTATTACGATGCTACTAGATCACATGAATGGAACGTAAACAGACCTTCTTTAGAATATCGTCAGTTTACTTCTATGTATGATAATTTTGTTTATAACGGAGGAGATATCATTAACTGGATCATGGGTGAATCAGAAGACTACTATGATATGGGTACCGCACACATGTTGCGTGTAACTACAGCATATTGGAAGTCTCAACGTAAGGTAGGGCATCTTACTAAGATAGATGAAGACGGATCAGTTACAAATAAGATAGTAGATGAACATTATAAGGTAGTTGATAAACCTATGTATGATACTACTTTCTTTAAGAATAAGTCCAAGGATAATCTATTATTTGGTGAGCATATTGACTGGATCTGGATCAATCAAGTATGGGGTGGTGTTAAGATAGGTCCTAACATGCCATCATGGTGGGGTATGCAAAACCCTGGAGGTATCAATCCTATGTATCTTGGTATCATGCAGAACAGGATTAAACCTATGAAATTTCAGTTTAAAGGTGACAACACATTATATGGATGTAAACTTCCTGTAGAAGGTCGAGTATTTTCTGATAGAAATACAAAATCTGTATCTCTTGTAGATCTAATGAAACCATTCCAGATTTCATATAATATGGTTAATAATCAGATATCTGATATTCTTGTTGATGAAATTGGATCTGTTATCATGCTAGATCAAAATACACTTCCTCAGCATTCATTAGGAGAAGACTGGGGTAAGGGTAACTTAGCTAAAGCATATGTTGCAATGAAGGATTTTGGTATGTTACCATTAGATACTTCAATTACTAATACTGAGAATGCTCTTAACTTCCAACATTTTCAGGTGCTTAACTTAGAGCAGACACAGCGTATGCTCTCTCGTATCCAGCTAGCTAACTTCTTTAAACAACAAGCATTTGAAGTTATTGGTATTACACCACAACGTCTAGGACAGCAATTAGGACAGACAAATACTGCTACAGGTATTGAACAGGCTATTGCAGGATCTTATGCACAGACAGAACAGTACTTTACTCAGCATTCAGATCATCTAATGCCGCGTGTGCATCAAATGCGTACAGACTTAGCACAGTATTATGCTTCTACTAAACCATCTATTAGAATGCAGGTAAGCACATCTAATGATGAGCGCATCAACTTTGAAATAAATGGTACAGATCTTTTAATGCGTGATCTTAACGTATTCTGTTCTACTAAAGCTAACCATAGAACAATTATTGAGCAGATGAAGCAACTTGCTATATCTAATAATACATCTGGTGCTTCTATCTATGACCTAGGACATATCCTACAAACTGACTCTATGGGTCATCTGAATAATATCTTAAAAGATATTGAATCTAAACAGAAACAGCAGAAGCAAGAAGAATATGCTCAAGCTGAGAAGATGAAGCAGATGGAACTTGAGGCTATCGCTCAGGAAAAAGCATCTGAAAGAGAATTTGAATCTCAGGAAGCTGAAAAGAACAGAAGAAAAGATCTTCTTGTTGCTGAAATTAAAGCATCTGGATATGGTGCTATGCAGGATATGAATCAGAACATGCAATCTGACTTTACTGATCAAATGGAATCTATGCGTAAAACTGCTGAATATCAGGAGACTATGAATATGGATAGAGAAAAGGAGATTAACAAGAACAATCAGTTCACTCAGAAAATGCAAATGGAAAAAGAGAAAATGAACCATCAAACAAGCATGAAGCAAATGGAGATGGATATAGCTAGAGAGAATAAAAATCGATTTGATGTAAATTCTAAAAAACCTACTGAAAAGAAGAATAAAAAATCATAGCTATATAATGAGAAACTTTTAAATGTATAATCACTTTATCTTAAATATATAAAAGTTAACTCGTTAAATTTGCTTATATTAATAGTAAGTCAATAACTAAAACCAACAAAAAAATGGCTGATGAAAACACAAATGTCCAGGAAATCGAATTTGATAACCTGGAAGATTTGTTAGGAGTAGGAAGTGAAAGTATAATGGTACCTCAAGGATCTACAACGGTAGACGATAATAAGAAACCAGGTATCTTTTCACAGACTACTACTGACACTACGTTCCTTGACAAACCAATTGTAAATGACACAGCTGCTTCTGCAGAAAGTGTAAGTACAAATGAAACTAAACCAGTTGAAGATACTTCATTAGAAGGGCTGAGTCAATTGATTGAAGAAAGTTTTTCAGATGATAATCAGAAAAACGTAGGAGGTCGTCCTGCTCTTACTAAAGACGTTATGATTGAAACAGCAAACAAACTTATTGATAAAGGTTTGTTGTTTCCATTTGACGATGGTAAGAAGTTAGAAGATTATTCACAGGCTGACTGGGAAGAGCTACTTGAAGCAAACTTCAATGAAAGAGAAGAACGCCTTCTTGAAGAAGTACCTGCAACGTTTTATAATAGCTTACCTAACGAATTGAAACGTGCTTATGAGTATGTAGCAAATGGAGGTACAGATCTTAAGAACATGTTTCGTGCACTTGCAGCTGCTGAAGAAGTAAAAGAACTAGATCCTACATCTAGTGAAGGACAAGAAAGCATTGTAAGATCATATCTTCAAGCTACTAAGTATGGTACTGCAGAAGAGATTGAAGAAGAAATTGATGCTCTACGTGATAGAGGTGATCTTCAAACAAAAGCTGAAAGATTTAAACCACGTTTAGACCAAATGCAGGAGCAACTTGTTCAAGCACGCATTCAGCAGCAGGAAAAAGCTAAGCAACAGCAAGAAGCTCAAGCTAAACTTTATCAGGACAATGTGTATGGTGCACTTGCAGGAGGAGAGCTTAATGGCATTAAGTTAGATAACAAAATGCAAAACTTGCTTTTTTCAGGACTTGTACAACCTAACTACCCATCTATTAATGGCCGTCAAACAAATATGTTAGGTCACTTACTAGAAAAGTATCAGTGGGTTGAGCCTCGTCATGATCTTATTGCTGAAGCACTTTGGTTGCTTGCTGATCCTGATGGATACAAAACTAAATTAAGAGAAGGAGCAGAAAAGTCAGCAATGGAAAAAACAGTTCGTCAGCTTAAGACAGAGGAAGCTACTAAGATCACTTCATCATCAATGGATGAGGATGATAACAGAGCTTCTTCACGAGAGCCTTCTCGAACATTAAACAGACCCAAAAAGAACTTCTTTGGAAGGTAAACAACATAAATTAATAATTAACAAACAAAAACAAATCACAAATGGCAACTCCAGTTTTAAACAATGGTATATTCCTTCGTGATACGCAGTACAATGCGTCTTCTCACGTGGATTCATATCACCTTGTAAACATGCTGAAGGATGCGGAGCCTATGGATTTAGGCCCAGTTGATATTTGGGCAATGACTCAAAAGGTCGAAATGCCTCTTTATCAAATGTCATCCTTTGGTGGTAAAAATGTTATCAACGTAGATAACGTAAGAGGAGAGTACAAGTGGCAAACACCTGTAGCTCAAGATCTAGCGTATATCATCGAAGATATCGAACCACAGAACCTTGCAAAAGGTGTTGATGGAACTACATTCAAAATCAAGCTTAATAAGCGTGAGTTTGGTCATGGAGACATCATCACTTATGACAAGTACAATGGTGTCGAACTTTACGTAGTTCCTGAAGAAGATATCCTTCCTATTGGAGATGGATTCATCTATACAGTGCAACTTGTAAATAACGACAACTACAAGTTCTTGGATAACAAGTATCTTACAAATGGTACTAAATTCTTCCGTAAAGGTTCTGCACGTGGAGAATATGGTGAAAGATTCTCTGATATCCAAACTAAGTCAGGTTTCCGTGAATTCTACAACTACGTAGGAGGTGCAGAAGCTCACGTTCATTACTCTATCTCTTCTCGTGCAGATATGATGATCAAAGGAGGAATGAATGCAGATGGTACAGTTCCTGTAACTGAGATCTGGAGAAACTTTGACAAATCTATGGATCCATCTATCTCTAACATTGAGGATATGGTTGCTAAGATGGGTAAGGATTATGTTAAGCGTGCAATTGGAAATGGAGATCTTTCTCGTACATTCCTTACTTCTATGGAAGCAGCACACTTGACTAAGATTGCTACTGACATCGAGACTTACCTTATGTGGGGACACGGAGGTAGACTTCGTCAAGATGGTCCAGATGATCTACGTCTTTCTGTAGGTCTTTGGAAGCAGTTGGATAGCTCTTTCAAAAGAGTATACAACAAATCAAGCTTCTCTCTTGAGTTGTTCCGTTCAGAGCTTTACAACTTCTACGCAGGTCGTGTTGAGTTCCAAGGTCCAGATCCTAAGCGTCAGCTTATTGTTCAGACAGGAATTGGTGGTATGCGTATGGTTAATGAGGCTATTAAGCGTGAAGCAGCTTCTTCTAACTTGAGCATCCTTGCTGCTGATATTGGTGCAATCACTAACAAAGGTATGGATCTAGGATTTGGATTTGCATATACTAGCTATATCATCCCATTCCTTGCTAACGTTAAGTTTGTTCTTAACCCAGCATTTGATAACATCCATACTAACGATATTGAAAACCCAATCATCGATGGTAACCCATTGTCTTCTTACTCATTCATTATCTTTGATATCACTGATAATACAAATGATAACATCTACTTGTTGAAATTGTCTTGGGACAATCAATTGAAGTGGTGGTATCAGAATGGTACTATGGATTACATGGGACGTAGCCAAGGATTCCAGTCTTCTGGTCAGTTCAATGGATACCGTGTATACATGACACAAACTATGCCTGCAATCTGGGTTAAGGATCCTACTAAAGTCCTTAAGATTGTTATGAGAAACCCAATCACTGGTGGATCATTCTAATATGTCACAAAACAAAGAGCAGGGTAACCATTCCCTGCTCTCCCTGTTTTGATCAATAAGTAAAAACCAACAAGTAAAAACCAACAAAAATGAGTGTA